GATATCATGTCTGTCTAATGTACCATTGTATGTTTTAGCTGAATCCGTTATCTCATATCTACCACTAAATGTATCGACAAATACATTTCCATCAACATCAACTTGCTGAAGTAAATCACCACTCAGTCTATCCAATGTTCTATTGTATGAGCCAATACCATATACAGTTTCAACTGCAGGTAATCTTAAAACACCATACTCCACATCACTATTAGGTGGTATGGAATATGAGATGATTTGATTAGATGTATTTCTTTTTATATTTCGTATTCTAGCCATTACCTAACCACTTTAAATATAGGCCCTTCAAAGTACCCAATCTTTCCGTTCCTATCTACTCTGAAATCGAATTGATAGAATCTTTCAGGCTGAAGTGTATTGAACCAAAAATCAAAATAGTTTCCTGTTGAATCACAATTTACCTTTGTGTAGGTTGTGTCATATGGAATTACTGCAAGATTTGTTTCAACATCTTTCACCTGATAATAAGTAGTTTCTGGTAAATACTTTATGTCAGTATATGGGTATGTAGATGAGAATGTTCTTTGTGGGAATGCTGCTCTACCTACCACTCTGAGTTTTGCTCTTGAGTTTTCTTTGTATTCTGTAGAAACATTCTTTACATAAAGTGTAATGTTGTCTTCTGTGAGTTCACTCAATGAACCAGTATCAAATGAACCAGTAGTCCACCTCACCTCTAATGTAGGTACATAGATAGTATGAGTTTCATTTGAGAAGAATTTAGACGAACCATATCTCGTTGAACCACTCTCTTGTGCTACAGGCCTTTTGATGATGAATCCATTGTTTGGTCTACTACCACTTAACCAATCCTCTACATAGTCAGTAACATCAACCCTCAAATCTTTTGTGTATCTGTTGAATGTTTGTGATGCATATGTTCCAGATAAAGATGATGTGAACCAAGTTGCTCCACCTGAGTTCTTATAATATCCCGCTTCAGTTGTCGATGGAGTTGGTATAGTGCCTGAGAATCTTATCTTAAAGTTATCTATCGAACCACTTGCTCCATTAGAACCACTATCGTAGTATGTATATGCGAATATGTAATCACCTTCTATATCAGGGGTGAACACCACCGATTGAGTTACAGGCTCATCGAATGAACGAGAGTACCCAATGATACTATCACTATCTCTGTATGTCAATCCATTGGGGTCATAGATTGTAAATCCAATATCAGGATAATCACCTGGATTTATTTCACAACTAATGGAGTATTCCAAATTCGTTGATAGGTTTTTGATGAAAGTTGCATCACCACCCCCCACATTGTCTGCATACAAATTCAATTTGGATTCGGATGCAAACATTCTTGGTAGTTCAAGGTTTGTATTTTTGATAACATTTCGTAATAAGAAACTTCCAGTGTTTATTGTAAATGTTTCATGTACTAATGTGTTACCTTCTTTTAATGCAACATACAACTCATCAAAAGTACCAGTTGTAGTATTACCATCCCCACTACCATCAAAGAATGTGAATCTTAATTGGTAGTCGCCAGCATCAGTTGATGTTAAGTCAAATGACTGAGTTGATGGTGTGGTTATTTTACCAACCATTCCTTCATAATCTTCTTCAGTTTTTAATACACCATTTGGGTCTTGGACTCTAAACTGAATGTCGTCAAATGAGTTGGGGTCGATTTGGAATTGTACTTCGTATGTTTGACTGGCAGCCAATGCTATTGGGAAGACCAAAGTAGTACCAGCAAAGTTAGATGCTGATATAACTAACTTATTGTTCTCTGTAGATAATGATGGTTCGTTACCACCTAAATCTCTTATGGATTCTGTTAAGAATGCTGCACCTACACCATTCTCAAAGTTCTCATATAAAATGATACCATTGGTGGGTGCTTCTGTTGGTCGTATCCCATTTAATATTTGTGCAGAAGAAACTCCCCATAAAGAGTCATCATTACGATAGACCCAACTACATCCATTAGTCGTTAAGGGGTTGTCGTAAAACAATCCTTTACCCTCAGACCAACTTTCTGATATAGGAAATATGTCTAACTGATATTCTGTTTCTACTTCGTTCTCATCAACAGATGTTAGGTTAAGGTAGAACTTTCTTGCTCCTGATATTTCCCCTGATACTATTGATGATGATATGGGTGTCAAATCGAATTGTGTAAGGATTCTACTATTACCAATCCAAGTAGTATTGAACTCCTCATCAAAAAACTTAGTTACCTCCAATACTTCATCATTACCAGCGTTCTGATTCTTACGAGCGTTCTGTTCGTATATGGTAGTATCTTTTTGTCCGTATATTCTATATATCATTTTACCTCCTTAGAATGATTGAGTTACTACCTTACCTCTAATATCGTTATTAGGGAATTTAACTTCAAATATAGATGGGTCTTTAGCAGGATATATTACACCATTCTTTGTAGCGTTACTAATGCTATATTTGTTTGGTGAATAGTTTCCATTGAATCTGTTGAATATCTTTAAACCACCATTTCCTTCTCTGTCAGGTCTGAGAACACTCTGAACACCATCCACTCTGTCTAACATTACATAAAGTTTTGATAGTTGGATTGGTTCACCGATTCTCCAATTGTCAATGTTGAAATAATTCTTTAACTCTTCTATACACCTCAACAATACCTCATTGGAATTGTAGTCAGGCATAACAGTAATTTCAAAATCAACACCGATGTTAATAATATGTGCATCTTTGATGTTGACCGCATCAGTTAACATTCTATAGTATGAGATATAGTTTCTTAGATTGTTTTTAGTTGCTGGATTCAACCCTACCAAATTCTTATTCAAATCATATCCCAATGTATACAAATTCAATGCCAATGGATTCGGTATCTCAGATGAGATTGTGGTATTGTCTTTTTTCTTATCTTCGATTTGGTAGTCTTGCATCAAATATGCTTTTGCTACTGAACCGAATTGCGGAGGTAATGCGTAACACCTCATTACATAATCTTCTCTAGTGACAGTTCTATTCTGTGCTGCGAAGAATGCCATAGTGTTGTTACGAATCTCTTCGTTAGTTTCTTCACTCCGACCACCTCTAGCGGGTTCTGTGTTAGTTACTGCTAATGAGTTTCTGATGAATCTGACAACACCACTATCCAAATTAGATTCGTTCTTAAACGATGTTACTACAGATGTAATGTTGGTTAAGTCTTTTGCAGATACATTATCAGATACACCATTACCCACCAAATACTCAACAGTCAATGTTGTGTTTGATGGTGCGACTCCATATGTCTTTGTGTATAAGAAATTCGATGGGTCAATCCCTTGGTCTAAATCACCAACAATATTGTAGAGTGCTGAACCCACATTGTCAGGATTAGGAACAATTTCTTCATCTGCGTTCTGAGATATACCAGCACCAAACTGAATAACCATCTCACCTTTATCTTCCATTCTTGTAATGAATCTCTTTGGAACTCTCTTCAGTTCTAAAAGATATGGTGCGTCACCACTATACTGAGAATAGTTGGTTGAGTTGTCTGAATTGTTTTCAACTTGATTGAATACCGTATCTTGCGCTAAGTAAGGAACATGAGTCCAAGTGTCACCATCCGAATCTGTTATACTTTTTATTCGAATAAGGTTAGGGTCTTCAATCTTAATCTTATCATAAATTTTTGGTGAACCGAATGTGAATGTTTTACTCTCAATAGTTCCACTTGATACCTTTACACTTTTTTTCAGAAGATAGTATATCGGTATGTTGTTTGTTTCATCAATCTGATAAACCGTTATTTCTGTAGGATTGAAAGACGATGATACCGAAAAGTCTACTTGACCTTGAGCTATAAAGTTTACATTGTTGTTTTGTGATGAACCAACTTGCATCCCATCTTCAATTGTCATAGCATAATCGAAATCAGGTGTAACATCGTCACCACTTCCTTTGGCGGGAACTAATTGGAATACATCTAATGTAGTTGTAGCAGGAACAAAGTTCTTTGGTTTGTATCCGTATGCCGATACGATGTTGAATAGGTTTCGGTTTTCTTCTGCTGATAGTAATAGAGATTCTCTTAATTGTGTATCTGTATAGAATGATAAAACATCACCCACATATGATGCCATCTCCATAAACATCATTCCTGGAGATGATTCGTTGAAATCATTATATGTATTGGGGAAATATGTTTTGGTGAAATCAACTAAGTTCTTTCTGAACTCACCGAAGTCCCTTCCTAATAGTGATACATCTTTTTTTACTAAATCGTTATTAGCCATCTTACTACCTATTCTACAGTTGTTGTTCCAGCAGAATCAACAAACACCACTATTTGCTGATTAGCTCCTTGTTCAGTAACTCTAAATGATAATTGTATCTTTACATAGTTTCTGTCAGGTTCTGTATCAACAATGATATCATCAATAATTATGTATGGTAACCATAAATTTATATCTTCTCTTAAAGATTCGGATAACCTATCTGACAAATCCAATCCGATGTTCTCAAATAACAATGAGTACACATCCGAACCGAATTCTGGTTGAAATGGTCTTTCACCTTTTCTTGTTAAGAGTAAGTTCTTTAAGTTTGAAACGGATTGTTCTTCAGTAGTGTAACTTAGA